CCACTTGTGATAAAGGTTATATTTACCTCTTGTATCTCACCAAGTGTTGCACCATACTCTGCATTGGTAACTATTCCTGAAAAACCAATTTTTTTAGCAGATTGCGCAGAGTCAGGGAACAACTCAAATAATGCGTCTGCAGCATCACCAGTTACAAGAACATCATCAATAAATGCTTGATAATCTGAGTTGCCTGATGGGTTGTAAAGAAGTGTTGCAGAACCTTCACCAGAAATTAGACCACCAACAAAAGTTTTTGAGGTGTCGCCCATTTTTGTGGTTTCCATTGTGTCTTTAGTGACAGACAATGACCATGCCCTTAAATCACTTACATCTGCCTCAGTACCAGCAGCATTGTGGAACATAATTTTTCCAACATCACCTTTTACAGCCATAACAAAAAAAAGTATTTATTTTATATTAACCTTTTTTAGTATTTTTCACATCTTTTTTGGCATTTTGTTGTGCCTCATAATATTTTCTACATTCTGGGTCCCAGTATTGTGACTCTCTTCTACCCTTTACTGCTTCAATCGCATCAAGCATATCTTCAGTAATTTCAAGCTTTGCCATAATTAGAGTTCCTCAAATATTTCAAATGTAATTCTTAATTGTGTTTGAAACTTGCCTTCAGGACTAGATGCCAAAACTTCTGGTCCAATAGGCGAATCAAAGATTACATCTGATACTGTCACTTTATTGTAAAGGTCACGGACTCTTTTGCCAATCGTAAAATTTGCACCAGAACCAATACCTTCTTCTGTAAATATATTTATAACAACTAGACCAACAACAATATTTACGTTATTCCCTAAATATCTACCAGTACCAAAACTTGTTTGGCATTGGACAAATGTATCTTCTGTTGTTGAATCAAAAGACATATTATTAAATACAACAGGAATTGCAGGGCTGGATGCTAATTCTGTTGCAAGTCTGCCTTCAATAGTTGATCTAACTGTGTTTAAATCTACTGCAGCCATTATTCCCTCCTAAATTCATCTTGAATAAAACCTTCAAGCTGTTTGGCAATCAACTCTGGATAACCTTTGATTGTATTTTGATTTGGTCTTGTTCTATATCTACCACCCCAACTTGGTGGAAGGCTTGTACCATAAGCAACTGGTTCAGCATATTCCACATCTGTAAATACTTCCCCAACAAATGGTTGTATATCATTTTGCCAAGAACCTCTAAGGTTATTTGTATCAACAGGTGTTGCTTTTTTTACTCGTTCCTCCCATAACAAAGTTGCTTTTTTAACAGTACGAATAACTTTATCTTCAAAGTGTTCGCCAATACCAGACAGCCTTATCTCTCTTGCCATAATTACCTCAGTACAAGTTCAAAACTAATTGGTGTATTGTTCTGTTCATTAACAGAAATACTGATAATTTTAAATTCAACACTACTTATGACAACTCTATCTTTTGTTGTAGGTACAAAGGTTATATCATTTGCAGATATAGTAAGAATCTTATCTTGCGACTCAATAAGATCGTTTACCTGTGACCTTGAAACATTATCAAGTATACCTTTTATGGTTGTATCAGATGTTGTTTCTGTTATTGCACCAGTAGTTGTATTATAGCTGCCAGTGCTAACTCGCCTTATTGTTACATCTCCACCAAGTTTACTTAGTGTCTTTGATGCGGCTTTTTTTAAGGCGTTTGCAAGGCTCATATCAAATAAGCAATAACAGTTCCACTATCAAGCTTGACACTTGTAATAACACCTTCAATAGCAGTATTAGATTTAAACTGCAAAGACGTTAAATCGCCTGTAATGTTTTCAGCAACCAAAGTATTGATAACTGAATCTTGTAATGCTTTTATACAGCCAAAACGACCTGTATGTGCAGCAGTATCATTAATAATTTTGGCGGCTGGGTAATAGCTCATTGTTAACTCCGTTTGATTGCGACGTTGCCGGGTCCACTTATTCGTAAACCAGTAAAGTACCGTTCAAATAGTGGTGGTACTCTATCAGCACCTACCGAACCATAAAAATTCGGTGTTGCATCTAGATTACCAATTTTTACATTCTTAAAATCTTCAAGACCACTTAATCCTAAACCATTACGATTATTATTCAAGTAAACAGCGAGTATGACTTGCGCTTTTTTAACTTGCTCTGGTATTTCTGTCTCTGCAAAATAGTCTGTTGATATACGAAATGGAAACCCTATTGAATATGTATTTATATAAGTATCTGGTTTCCTTACACCCTGTCTAGGCCATTGTAATGCCTGTGTATTAGTTACTCTCGCACCTAAAAATCTTTCTCGGTCAACTCTGATTGCAGCAGTATATAAAGCTCTGTTTTTATTGTCAGTATTAGAACCATCCCATGCAGCCACATCATCATCTGCAACAAGACCTTCTATTATTGCGTTTGCATCAGACAGAGTTATGTAACTATTCGCTGATGCTCCTCCTACTGTTGCGTCTATCGAGATTGCCATTTTGTTTTACTTTGGTTTTCTTTTTTTTAGAGGGAGCAGAGACTACCAATTTGGCAGCCTCTTGTTCTCTCATACGCTTAAAAGCGAACATTCCCATTAGCTTGAAGCACCTTTAAGTGCAACAAAGTTAATGACAATCGCTTCACTTAAGTTACCAGCAGAAGCATTAGTAACTGTTACCTTAAAAGAACCAGCAGCAATAGTGCTAACTCCTACAAGATATGAACCAGCAGTTCCACCAGAACCGTGGTTTACTACGACACAATCAGTAGCAGCGATTTTATCGTTTGTTACTGTAAATGTTACTTCAACACCAGCGTCAAGCTGTGCATTGTTCATAGTAATTTGTCCACTCTCTGTATTGAGAGTTACACCTGTTGATTTGTTTGTTGCTTGGGTTACTGTACCACCTGTTGTTGGTCCAGCTAACTTACCAGCACTAACCTCGAATAAACTTGGCATGATTTAATTACCTTTAGTCTTGAGTGGATACGTTGGTAGCTCTAACGATACCAATGTTCTTTGTCTCGTAAACTTTCGACCAATTAGCTACGGTTGCAAGTTGTGTTCTATTAGGGTTTGTTGTAGTAACAGCCCACTTTGAACCAACAGGATGATATGTATAGTGAAGATCAATAGCCATAGCATCAGACTTTGCCAGAATGTCTCTGTCTGTCTCTGTTGTTAGGCCAGCTTGCTCGCCACTTGCTACTGCACCAGCAGTAAAGAAATATGTACTGTACTCTGTTGAAGCACCACTACCAGTGGTAGAAACATCATCAGAAACAATAACTCTTAGTCCACAGTATGTTGGAACTGTATCGTTTCCACCAGCATATGCAGGGGCAATAGTACCACCAGATGCTGTTGCAGAACCGCCGTTTCCATCAGATGCAAGAACATAGTCAACCATTTTTCTCTCAACGAGATCATAGTAAACTTTACTGTGCATACAAACTGCTGTTAGCTTGTCGCCTTGATCGCCAAGAATTGATCTTGCTTTTGCAACGTGCTTTGGAGATAAACCAGTTGGTGTATCGCCTGACTCAGAATCAATAGTAAGACCAAAGAAAGCAGAGTTGCTATCGTTAGCATTTATTGAACCAAATACTCCATCAAGACAAGCAAGTAAATCTTTTTGTCTTTGGTTTGCAATGTAAGCACCGATCTTTTGACCGATTGCTGCCATTGGGTCTGAACCTGCTGCGAGTGCAGCTAAATCACGAGATTCAAACGCACGACCACGATGTAAGATAACACCAACTTGTTTGTCAGTGGAAATCTTGCCGGGTGTCAATGAAGATGAATCTGAAAGAACCTCAAAATCGCCACTTAGGTTAGCGGAGAAAAAAGGTACATTTACGAAATCACCACCCTCTGTTGCATTTAGCTCTGCCATTGGTGCGACCACACCGCTTGCAAGAAAGGCATCTCGCTGAGTGGTCTGTTCAATGACATAAGGCGTAAATATCTCAGGGATGATAATATCACTCCTTAGAACTGCCATGTCCTGAAAAATAATTTTAACGGTGTGGGCGTAACCCTATTTTGGCCTAGCGTAACTTTGCCTAATATTTATATACTAACGTGTTTTGGCAATATCTCTCAACTTTTGCCAAGTTTCTTTTCCATATGTCTTAAATATTCTTCCCTGTTCTGTAATATCTTCTGTTGCTTTTAAAAATGGTTTTAACATATCTTCTGAAAAATTATCAGTGGATGGTCTTGAAATAGGCGCACCACCACCTGTTGGTAGTTTATTTTTTAACAGATAAGGTTTTTCTTTCTCAAGTTTGTTTTTTACATAATCTTGAACTGGTAATTGTTCGTACCCATCAATAACAACTGGTATGCCTTCTTTAATTTGCATCTGATCTTTTGGTACAAGATTATTTAATACCAATTCTGGGTCGTGGGTTATTTCAGATAAAGCTTGCATTGCAGGGGCAATAAGTTCAAGTTCCCTGTTTCTTGCTGTTAACTCTTCAATTCTCTTTTTATCTTCAGCAGATTTATCTCTGTATTGCTGTTCTAATTTCTGTGTAGCTTCTGTGTACTTTCCTTCACTCTCAAGCTGTTCTCGTTCATGTTTTTGTTTAAACGCTAACAAAGATTCGTAATCCTCTGGAACTTTGGTGTCTTTTTTTTGATTTTGGAGCTTGCCTATCAGTTCGTAGTTTTTTGCTTCTAATTTTTTAATTGATTCTTTTAACTGTTCAACTTCTGGGTTGTTTGGTGTTGGCGGCGTAGCCACCTCTTTGGTTTCTTCTGACATAAATTAAAGCGTAGCCTTTAAAAATTAATATATCAGATTTATGACCATTTGACTTTATCAGACCAAAATGCAGCACTCATTTTACCTTTTGCAATATTTTTTGCGTGTCTTGCCTTAAATGATCTTCGTTTTGCTTTATCTGCATCTGACTCGCCTTGTCTGGGTGGTTTATTTTTTGCACCTTGCATACCAAAACGAATAAGCTTTACCTTGTCACCTTCTTTGGCTAAAACAACATGGGATTTTGTTTTATGATTTGGTGTTCTTTTTGGTTTATTAAAACCAGCAAGACCAAATTTTTTTATCCTAGGGTCACTCATCTTTTTCTGTATTTTTTGAATATGGCCATATCTACTGTTCTTGCCTTATCTCCTCTCATATAACTATTTACCCGACCCATTGCCCATGCAGCCATTGGTACATTACGAGAACCACCAGAAAGATATGCGCCTTGGCCTTTTCTATACACTTCTGCAAGCTCGCCATATTTAAACTTTGTGCCTTCAGCCTTTTTCTTAAGACTTTTTTTTACGGCCTCGCTTAGTGGTTTTCTTCTGCTTTTTTGTGACATCTTGGGCAACTCTTGATTTTTGTACCGCTTTTATATCAATAAAAGCACCTTCTTTGTAAAGCTTTGCTGTTCTTTTAATCTCAGCAGCTTTTGCCGCAGGGTTTCTTGAACCTGACAAATACTTTTTAGCAATGCCAGTTTTTTTATCCTTAGGAACCCTTCTTAGCTTTCGCATCTTTCTTTGGTTTTGGTGTCTGCTTTGCTTTTTTTGCTTCAGACAATCTTTCAGCTAGTGACTTTCCCATTACTTTTTACCTTTTTTCTTTTTTTTCTTTGGTGGTCTGCCGACCTTAGAACCATAGGTTCCTTTTCCCATTGGCATGGTTTTTTAAGCAACTATTAATATCATATCTTTTATTTTGTTTTCCGTCTTGTTTTTTTCTTTTTCTTACCAGCTTTTGATAAAGCAATAGCAACAGCTTGGGTTCTTGAGTAACCTTCCTGTATAAGTTGCCTTATATTGCCTGTAATTGTCTTTGGTTGTCTCCCTTTTTTAAGTGGCATTTGGATATTTTTCGGCTAACTTCTTCAATGTTAGCTCTGTTCCGTCATCTTTAATTATCAATCGTAAAGCCTCTCTTGGACTTTTTCTCTTTTTATCAATTAAATAATTAAAAAATTTCTTTTTGCTTCCGAGTGTCTTGTCTTGTATTGACGGATTATCTCTTAACCATGTCGCATAGTTAGTATCTTGTGGCACTCTTCCAGTGGCACTTGGTCTGGTGTCAGGAAAACGTCTGCGTAAATCTTCATCATCTATTATTGGAACAGTAGTTGATCTGCAGTTAAAATGCTGTGGTGGTAAGGGGCCTTCATTGTATTTAAAAATTCTGCCATCTAAACTGCCGCAGATTTTACTTGTTCTTGCATCTAAAGTTGCAACGTATTCATATCTTTGCGTGACATCTTGGTTTGCTGCGTAAGTTGCTTGACTCACAGCATTTTGTACTTGGTTTACAGAGGTACGAACAACAGTCATTACCTGTGTATTTGCAAGACGCATACCATCGCCACCAGCAAGTCTTTGTGCTTTTGCTGTCATATTTTGATTTGCACCAAACTGCAACTTACCTCGCAACCTTCTTGCAATCTTTGGTATTGATTCGCCTTCTGTAATACCAATACGAATCTGACTTGAAATAAGTTCTGCCTGTTTTGTAGATATACCACGAAATGCTTTAGCAACAACCTGACCACTTGGTAAAGTAATTGCAGACCCTTTGGCAGCAGTTAATGCAAAAGTTCTTTGTACGGTTGATTCTAGATCAGTTGGTAATGTTAATATATTGACTTCTGTAGGGTCAGTAAAAACAACACTTCGAGCAAAGTCAGGCGATATTTTTACAGTATTAACACCAACAGCACCTTTGGGTAATACTTTTTCAAGCTGATCTTTTACAAACTCTGTTTGAAATACAGCAAGACCTTGCAACTCATCTGCTAAGTAAACTGAACTTGTATTTGACCAACTCTCTAGACTTTCTTTCATCTGTACCAACATAGCCCTTATTCTTGCGACAGTAGCTGGTGCTGTTACCTCATCAATAGTCGCCAATTTATTCGTTAAATCTAAAATTACATTGTTGTAATTCGTAACAATCTGTCTAGCAACTTGATTGCTGTAGCGGTTTAAGTCAATCGCCTCTCTGTAAAAAGTTTCAGGTGTTGACATAAATTACTCAGCATCTTGTTCTGGTTCATCTTGTTCTGCCTCTTGTCTTGGCTGTGCCATCTCAACCATACCGCCACTTTGTGTTGCCTCTATTTCTTCCTCGACATCAAATTCATCTCCAAGAACCTCACCCTCAGTAAGTTGATCAAGAAGTGTTTTTTGTGTAATAGAACCTGAAGTGTAAAGTGTAAGTAATGCCTGTATCTCTTGTGGCTCAAGTCTTTGTGATAGGAAATCTCTGTTTACAAAACAACTTCCAGCTTCAGAGTTTATATATTGACTATGAAACATTAAACAGTTATCAATCATGTCTTGCATCTGTTGAGCTACAACCATCATTGTTGAATCGCCTTGCGATCTATCTATTCGTTTTGCTTCTGCTGTTTCTGCAGATAACTTTTGACCAAGTACTGCTGCAAGACCTAATTCATTTATTTGACTTTCCAACCTATCAAGTCTACGAAACTGTGCATCATAACTTTTACCATCTGGTTCAATATATTCAGCACGACCATCTGCTGGAAATGCAATAGCCTCGCCGGGTCCAGCCGATACCTCTTCAGCATTTTGCGGAAAGCCATAAAAGGCAAGCATTGGTACTGCCGATATATGTAATTGGTTATCAAGATCAGATTGTATTTGATAAGCTTTTAAATTTAATTCTGCTATATCTGCCATTGGTGGTCTTGAATCAAGAAGATTAACCCTGTTGGAATAAGCAACAGAAAAAGGTATTTTATCTACTGGCATTGTGCCTTCATCTACTTTTACAAACTTACCTGTCTTAGCTTTTCTATGTATTTCAAAGTTGCCGGGTGTTAACAAGCGAACTTGCTCTATAATCTTTTCGCCATAAAGGCCATCTGGTTCAGATACTTTTTCTTGTAGCCTTAACTGTGTAAACTGCATTTGGCCATCTACCATTTCTGTTCGCCAGCCAAGAATATCTCTTGGTGTATAAGTTACCCAATATGGTCTGCCATTAGAGCCACTTGCTGGTGCATCTACCAAAACGCCAATATGGCCATAACGAATCATTTTTCTTGCTGTCTCATATGTCCATACATTGAGATCATTACCTTGTAAGTCAACATCAAACAGTTGTTCTCTTATGGCATCTCCTGTCTCGTTTAGTCTTACTGGTTTACGAGTAAGCATACCAGCCAACATTCTTTCTAACCTAAGAAAGTAAGGTGGACAAACAGAACGAGCTAATCTGTTGTCATAACTTTCATCAAGTTCCCTAGGTTCTTGCATCAAATACTTTCTATGCTTTGACCTCATCTGATATGTACCACCAAGTAAATCTTCTATTAATATCCAATGTGGTTCTTGCTGAAACCATGTATTATTAGGGTCATTTATTTCTGTACCCCTACTCCCTGCTGTCTGTCTGTTGTAATGACTATAACCAGAATACACAGTTTTGCTCCATTGTTTGTTTATAGTTTAGACAATAATCTTAATAAAGCCTAATACCAGTTTTGCGACCAGCCCCCATATGTAAGGGATTGAACAACCTCCAAGTAATGTAACCCAGAGCATCATTCATATGATCGTACCCTGCATCCTTGTCTGGTTCTCCTCTTTCGTTATAACTTTGCAATTCTAAACATTCAATCAACTTTACAGCTTTTTTTGAAATCATTAATCTTGTTTCGCCTTTACCATTTAAAAGTAAACCTTGCACAGAGTTAACCCTATCTCGTACTGGTGGGTTTGACAAAGCAGATTGATTTACAAAACCATAGCTTTCTAATATTTGGATGTCGGTCTTTGTAGCATTTGTACTTCTGTTTCCACCTGACGCATCAGGATAGATATAAATTTTGTTGAAAGGGTATCTTCCTTTGATCTCCTTTGCAATGCTGTCTGTGTCGTGACTTTTTGCGATTTCATCTATAACCATAAATTTATTTCCTACTGCCACACCGATTACTGCATTCATGTTGCCAATGTTAAAGTCAATTCCAATTCGTAAAGGTTCATTATCATCAACATATGGATTATTCTGTAAAACATGAATTTTGCGATCAAACTTATCGTAGACTTGCCCTGTGGTTAAGTTGCAGAAGTTTCCGTTGAGGTAAGCCTGTATGAGTTGTGGCGGGTAGTTTTCGAGTAATGAATCAATAAATCCCTCAGGTAGGTAAGGGTTGTCTGCAGTTTTTGCTTTTATCAACCTTGTATCTTCTTTGGCGTTTTTTTCAAAAGTATCAAACGCCCATGAGTGACCTTCAGGTGTTGTAGTTGCGTAGAACTGTTGAACATTACCTGACCGCAGTCTAGCAAGAGCCATGTTCATTGCTTGTTCGGCATCCCGTTTTGCAACAGTATCCGCTTCATCAAAACCGACAGCACATAAGTTTTGACCACGCAGTCTTTGGTAGGTCAATATGGTTCTTAGCAAGATAGTGTGTACACCTTCCTTAAATTGAAGTTGGTATTCGGGCAACGGACTGGCTCTGAATGTATATGGAATCTGCCATTCATCTAGCAAGTCATTCATAGTTCTCATTAAAATATCCCGAAGCATAGGTGCAGTTGGTTCAAAGATTGCTGAGATATGACCAACATTCATAGATGCAAGCAAGATGCTTTTACTTACAAGTGCATATGTCTTACCAGCGCCAAAACCACAGACCAACGCTAATTTTCTATGTTCTGTATCTGCGCAAAACTTTTCTTGATGCGGTAGTAGATTGGATGTAATTCTATCTTGAACTGCCTTTGTAGAAGGTATATCAAATAGGCCATCGCCAAATAATACATGACCTTTTTTA